CGAGACTGGCGGCTCCACTTTTTACGCTGTAGATTTTAGGTATGGCACGCTTGAGGATGTCTACATATGCGCGCCTCAACACGAAGAAGCCGACCACACAGACTACCAACGTATAACCTCCGATCACCTCGCTGACACGTCCATCACGATGGCTGTTAGAACGAGTGATACGCAGGGGATGCTTTTACCGTTTGGTGGCTCAACGTACTATGTGGGGCGCTACCAAGACGGCAGCACCTCCACGACGCTTTCGGCTAATGTCGGCAGTCCGACTATCTGGGTTGATGGTGTCGTGTTTACGGGAACTTGGGATGATCTTCATGCGGCCATAGCGGACGGTGATTGGCATGTTGTCACATTCGAGACTGTGGACGCTAGCTCTGCTTCCGAAGTCACACCCCTACATGTCAGTAACGCTAACTCAAACAACGTTGAGGGCGACATAGCCGCTATCTCAATCTACCCCGACAGCACAGCCACCCAAGCCCTAGCAGAAGCTCGCGCTGAACAAATCGTCAAGAAGATGGACCCGACTTATGCGCTTGCTGCTTAGTATATTAGCCGTAGGCGGTTGCACAACTTTATTCGCATATGACGCAGAAGTTACCAACCGCCTAGCAGGCCAGTGGAATGCTCCTGAATGGTGCATAGCAGACGGCATTCCACACCAAATTAATTTCACCACAATGCTGGCCTCTAGTAAAGAATGTGGGCTTCCCGCCATAGAATGTGTAACTAGCGATGAACGAGGTATCATTATACACATGCCAGACCCAGCATTTTTGACAGAAAGACAGTACCTGGACATAAGAAACCATGCAGAGTGCCATGTATACCAAATATATCATTTTAATGATTTTAGCCATAAAGTTTTCTACTAAGTTTTCATACACTTCCCAAAAATTCTGCTTGACTGTCAAACGTAGGAAGGGTAATATTTATTTATGGCTAAAATACAAAAGAAGTGGACAACTGAAGAGTGTGCTTTATTAAAAGAGCACTATGGGTCCCTACCTTTGGAAGAGATATGCCAGATGCTTGGCAGAAGCAAAGACTCTATTAAAGGCAAAGCTCGGGGTCTAAAGATAGTCGCCAAGAGGTGGACTAGAGCAGAAGAGAGTTATTTAATAGAGTACTACCCTACTGAATGTCAGGATAAGATGGTAGAGATTCTTAATCGATCTTGGGCCACAATACAGGTTAAGGCTTGTAGAATGGGCATAACAAGACTAGTCACTAAAGAAGACTTTACTTATATCTACAATATGTACTTTCCTGATATAGGTATCTATAAAATAGGGGTAAGTAATGATCCTCAGATTAGAAAAAAGCATTTTGGATATAAGGCTGAGATAATGTCCTGCGTAAAGATGGAGACTGATAAGGCCCTAAAACTAGAGAAGTACTATAAAAGTATTTTACCTATGATTAACACAGGTCTATTGACGTCTGGAAATACAGAAACCTATAAAATATGAAACGTCTTCCTGTTAAGTATATAAGAGATAAAGCAAAGCGCGCCTATCAAAAAGATAATAAATGCTATATTTGTGGAACAGATCAAAAACTTGAACTTCACCACTACTATGCATTAACCGATCTATTTGATATCTGGTGTCGTAAAAACAAATACAAAATAACAACCGATGAACAGATACTAGATTTAAGGGATCAGTTCATTGAAGAGCACAGTAAACAGATATACGAAGACGTCGTAACTCTGTGTGCAGATCATCATATGCGGCTGCATTCATTTTTTGGCAAAACACCAGCTATAAGCACCGCAAAGGCTCAAGCAAAGTGGGTAGAGGTGCAACGTGGCAAACATTTGGAATAGTACACTAGAGACACTAGGAATCCGCGAAAAGCTAAACCCTAGTCAACCTTTTATCAAGCAAGACGCTGGTACAAACATTGCAACATCAGTAAAAAGCTATTGGGCTTATTTTGAAAATTTAGGTATTGTAAATAGAGCGGTCAATATGATCGTAGATGATGCTAGCCAAATTGATATTGTTGTTGATAACGAAACGATACCACAAGATTTTAGGCTTGCAAAAGGTGTAAAAAGACAACGAGTAGTTAAGCTTCTTAATCATGAGCCTAATCCTTTTATGGACATTGGTACATTTAGAAGGTTAGTATTTACAGATTTGCTTGTTGAAGGTAACGCCTTTATCTATTTTGATGGTGTGCATATATATCACCTTCCAGCACATATGGTTGAAATTTTACCAGATAACAATACATATCTAGCAGGGTACAAAGTACGAACTGTACTATATGATGCAGACGAAATTATACATATTAAAGACAACGCACTACGCAATGTTTATCGTGGTTCATCAAGACTAAAAGGTGCTCAAAAGAACATGGATCTTTTATGGCGCATGATCAATTTTCAGGACACATTCTTTGAAAATGGCGCCGTTCCTAGTCTTGTATTAAAGTCACCAAACGCTCTTAGCGATAAGCTAAAAGAAAGAATGATTGAAGGTTGGCTTAGGGCCTACTCTCCCAATAAAGGCGGACGAAGACCTCTTATTCTTGATGGTGGATTAGAGCTTGATACTGTTAGTAATATTAGCTTTAAAGAACTAGACTTTGAAAACAGTACTATTAACCAAGAAAAAGCAATCTTAACTACTCTTGGTATCCCTCCAATTCTCCTTGCTGGTGGAAATAACGCAAACATTAGGCCAAACCAACGACTATTTTACGTTGAAACTGTTGTTCCTTTTGTTGATAAAACACTTAAAGCCTTTGAGCGTTATTTTGGATTTAAGCTAATGCCGGACAACGATGTTCCGGGCATGCAGCCAGAACTAAGAGAACAGGCAACTTTCTATAGTACACTAGTTAACGCTGGTATTATTACTATTAACGAGGCACGTAGAGCACTTACATACGACGATATCGACGGACAAGATGAGCTACGAGTTCCCCAGAATATAGCTGGGTCAGCGGTCAATCCATCCGAGGGTGGTAGACCAGAGGAAAACGACGATGAATAAAATCGGTCTACTATCCTTTGTGGTTAAGAAGTCGGAAGAGACAGATGATTACGTGAAAATTCGCGGAATGGCATCGACAGACGACATTGACCGCATGGGAGACGTAATGGAACCCGATTGCTGGACTAAAGGGGGTCTGGTTAACTACATGAACAATCCAATTGTTCTGTTTAATCATGACTACGATAGACCAATTGGGAAATGCAGCGATGTAAAGATTGTTGAAAACGGACTAGAAGTAGAAGCACATATCAGTAAAGCTGATCCTGCTGTTGCTAGCCTAGTCAAAGACGGGATTCTCTCTACATTCAGTGTTGGATTTAGAGTGAAGGATGCAGACTACATGAAGGAAACTGGTGGCCTGCTGATTAAAGAAGCAGAGCTATTTGAAATTTCAGTAGTTTCTGTTCCCGCTAACCAAGCGGCTACTTTTGAAGTCGTAAAAATGTTTAGTCCAGATGAGTTTAAAAGTTTTAAGCAAGGACTAAAAGTGCCAGCTACTGGCAAGTCAGTGGAAGTATCCACTCAGGTGGAAAAAACCACAGAAGGAAAGTTTGAAATGGACGAAAAAGAACTAAAAGAACTTATCGCAAAGCAAACTTCAGCAGCCGTAAAGATGGCACTAGCTGAAAAAGAAACAGCAGATAAGAAAGCAGCAGAAGAGGCAGCGGCAAAAGCAGCAGCAAACGAAGCAGTAACAAAAACAGCAGTAGAAGCCGGTAAGTCGGGCGCAGAAGCACTTCTAGAAGAAGTTAAAAAAGCGTTTGATGAAAAAGCACAGACAACTGCAGAAGAAATTGAGCAACTAAAGAAAGACCTTATTGAAAATAAAGAGCAGGTTTCTGCTTTCCAAAACTCTAAGCGTCAATTCTTTGCTAATAACGAAAAAGACTGGAAAAAAGCACACGAAAAAGATATTACTGACGCGTATATCTTAGGTGTTGTTACAGAAAAAGGTTGGGACACTAACTTTGCTAACGACATTAAAGAAAAAGTGAACGAAATGTCTTCTATTGAGGCGCCTGCGGCTGCTTCAACAGCAGTATTCGAACACATTGCGTCTACAAGCATCGAGCGTGACATTCAAAATGCTCTAATGCTTGCACCTCTTTTCCGTGAGATCGCAATGAACAGTGCAACAATGACACTACCTATCCTACCAGACGCAGGATACGCTGAGTTTACTACAGCAGCAGGTGGTGCTTCATACACAGGTGGTAAGGGTAACCTACGCGCACGTGGCGATGCACTAACTGGACCAGCAAATGGTATTGACCTAGGCCAAAAAGTGCTTACAACTCACAAGCTAATGAGTGTTACGTTCCTAGCGAACGACACAGAAGAAGATATGATTCTTCCGATCCTACCTCTACTACAAGAGTCTATGGTTCGCTCACACGCTCGTTCTGTTGAGCACGCAATCCTACTTGGTGGACACTCTACAGCAGTGAATACAGGTGGTTTTGATGGGCTAATTGAAATTGGTAAAGACAACTCTACCAACGTTCAGTCAACAACAGCGTTCAACTCTGACGCTCTAACAGCAGCTAACCTACTTACAATGCGTAAAGCACTAGGTAAGTACGGTGTGCGCCCACAAGAAGTTGTGTATATCGTTTCAGAACGCGCATACTTCGAGCTACTAGAAGACCCAGAGTACCAAGATGCTAACCTAGTTGGTCAGAACACAGCGACCAAACTAACAGGTGAAATTGGACGAGTATTTAACTCTCCAGTTATCCTAGTTGACGAGTTCAACACACCTGCAGTATCTCAGTTCCACGCAGTTGCGGTTAACCCACGTAACTTTGTTGTTCCACGCCTACGCGGAACAACACTAGAAACTGATTACCGTCCACGCCTACAGCACCGTGAGCTTATTGCTACACAACGCCTAGGCTTCAGTGAGATTATTACTGGTGCAACAGCAGTTGTAGGACGCAACTACTCAGCTAGCGCTACATAAGCTAGTTAGGGAGCCCTTTCGGGGGCTCCCACACTATGGAGATTTATCACAATGGCCGACTTGGTTACAGTCAATCAGTATAAGACGTACAGAGGTATTACAGGTGATACTGAAGATACGCGCCTGAACGTACTTATACCTGCACTTAGTGAGCTTGTAAAAGGCTATTGTGGTAGGTCTTTAATAGACAATTATTCTACAGAAAAGACGGAATACTTTACAATTAAGTATCCTCAAGATGTAGTTTTCTTAAGCGAATTTCCGCTTAACACTATTACTAGTGTCAAAGAATCGTCGAGCTACTTAGAAGACTCCGATTATACAACACTAACAGCAAGTCAGTATGAGTATGATACTAATTTGGACGCACTGTACCGCGTTGAAGAAGGGGTACGCAAAGATTTCCCAATAGGAATCAATAGTGTTGAAGTAATTTATACGGCAGGGTATGAGACTACTCCCCAAGATTTAAGATTAGCCGTATTTGACCTTATCACCTACTATTTGAACGACGAACATAAACCGGAACTAAACCACGCTAGCTTTACTATAAGAAGAGCTGACCCAGAGGCAAACTTCCCAGAACACATTAAACGTGTGTTGGATCGCTACAAAGATGTCTAAGAAACTTGCAGGAGATTTAAGAATTGGCTTATCGCAGGCTCAAGCTCTTGAAAAATCATTAAGCAGGTTAAGACAGGGAGAAGTAGTAGATCTAACAGCATTACTAGGTGGAGGTGTTTACGATATAAAAGGGGTCGGCTCTAGGTTAGCAATGTTTGTAAATGGACAGCCAGTAGACGAGCCTACATATGTTAATTCCGTTATGGAAGCATATGACGCAGGTAAAACACCATTAGAGATGGGTATTTACATGCAGGAGTTGCGTGATCTGGAAAGAACAGACCCAGAACGGTATAATGCATGGAAAGCATCTGGTTTTAAAGAAACAAAATTTAGCGGTGGTGCTAATACTGAAGTAAACAGGATTATTGCAGCACGCGGCGGATTAAGTAAAAGTAACTACGATAGAATTGTACAAGACTTCCAAGATAAAAGTAAGCTAGCCTATATTAGAACCCCTTATAACGGGGACGCCCAAAGCACTTTTCAACAAGGTGTACGAGGATGGCACGAGAATGTAGAACGCATTGATAGTCCTAGCCCAATTACTTTCGCTGTGCATGTTACACAACCAGACGGAGTATCAGTAGTACTGCAAGGAAGAGTACGCTCAAATACTTCACAAGAGATTTTCTTCGCAGATGCTAATGGCCAACCATACACAGTCATTGAAGAAAAACAAATCTTAGGAGATGTAGCACAAAGTATCGCAGCAGAAGGTGACGTAGGTCACGTTACAGCTGAATCTACCCAACAAATTAAAAAGACTATTGATCGTATCGAGTACCTTATTAACCAAGAAGAAGCTGCGGGGCAGACAAACTCTGTAAAATATCTCAAAGCACTTCTTGAGTCAGTACAGCATGTTTATATTGCAGCTAGAGCAAACGATAAGATATTTTTCCAGACTCCGTTTCCAACAGGTAGTCAAAGACTCAGAGAAGCCTATGCACTAGTATTAGAGCAAGCAGCAGCACTAGGACATAATCAGATTCTTCTGGTAAAAGAAACTGGTGAGGGCCGATTCCAAGGAGAAACACTAACAGTTCCTTTTGGGTATGAAGTTGGGGTTGGTGTCTCAGAGTACCGCACGCCTAACCAAGCATGGAAAGGTAGCCGTAGTAGAGTATTACTAGGTAACTTAAGAAAACTATTAGAAGGTACTGCAGAAGCTGATCTTGCCGCCCAAATGTTCGAAGAAGGTTCTTCTTCACCACTAGCGATGGCTCTTATGAGAACTCTTTCTAGACTATTTGATGATCCTACGTTTATGAAAGCAATTAGAAAACGTAAGAAAACAAAGACAAAAGCACGAGTTAAAACTAATAAAAGAGACAAGCTAGATACTGGTAAAATTAATAGACGTAAGAAAGCAGCCGAAAAGGCCATCGAGCGTAATGCAAAAGAGTTAAGAAGACAAGTTAAATCCCAACCAATTACATTTGTTCGCATGGGCTTTAACAGAGGACGAGAAACAGATCTAGTAGCTCTTCTTAATATGGATATTGAACAGGCAGTTATTGAACAAATGAACTTGCCTTCACTACAAAATAGAACTGGTCGTTTTGCAAGTAGTGTTAGAATTACATCGGCTGAACAACGAGCTATTATGTATACATACAGAAAAGCACCGTATTCAGTCTTCTCTATGACACAAGGACGAAGACCATGGGCAACTAGAGATCGTGATCCTGATACTATTATTACAAACGCCGTTAAATCTCTAGCACTAGGTAAGTACGCATCTTACTTTGCTAATCCACAGATTAGAGGAGCATAATGACAGCAAGAACATATACATCACGCAGATATGCAATTGTTGAAGCTCTAGTAGAGAAACTTAAAGATATTAACGGATCTGGCAGTTATAGAAGTAATCTTAACCAAAACGTTCACTCGAAACTAGTTTTCTTTGAACAGATTAGAAACTTTCCAACAATCAGTGTTGTAGCATCTAATGAGGTTAGAGACTATCAGACAGGAGGATACAGAGATCGCTATCTTGATATACGTATCATGATATTTGTAAGAGAACAAGAAGCACTAGCTAAAAGCGAAGCCATCTTAGAAGATATAGAGACAGTTATAGAAGCTAATGGAAGATTAGCATACACTGACAGAGATGGAAACACGCAAACCACACACGATATTACGGTTCTAAGTTTGGGAACAGACGAAGGAGCGTTAGACCCCATCTCTATAGGAGAGATGACAGTAAGGGTCCATTACTAGCGAAAGCTAGCTAGGAGAAAACAATGGCAATCTTCTTAAAAAGGGATACCAAGGTTTATCTGGAGAAAGCTGGAACAAACGTGACTGTAATCTGGGAAATCCCAGTCCAGGACGGGTTTTCATTTTCTCAAGGTAATACTACATCCGAAACAGTACTAAACGAGATGGCTGACTCATCTGGTAATTCTAACAGAGGTCGCCGCGTATTCAACGATGCGCTAGCACCTGCTGAATGGTCTTTCCAGACTTATGTTCGTCCTTTTATCTCAGGGGGAGGCGGAAGCACAGGGGATGCTGACGACGCCGGAAACCATCACGCGATCGAAGAAGCACTATGGGCTAACTTTATCGGAACAGGTTTACCGGGCGAAGCTACAGGACCTGCTTATGCCTACACACTAGCTAATGTAACAGCAGACACAAGTGACTCTAACTTTAGCTGGGCGGGGTCAAACCTTGCTGAACTAGGTACATTTAACTTATACTTTGTTATGGGTGCTGCAAATGCTGGAAGCTCAAACTACACAGCATCTGGAACACTAGAAATCTATAAGATTGCTAACTGTGTTATCAATGAAGCAAACATTAACTTTGACGTTGATGGTATCGCTATGATTGACTGGTCAGGATTCGGAACTAAGATTACTACTGAGGCAACATTTAACGCATCAGCAGCTATTACTGAAGACATCCAAGCAACAGATAACTATATCCGTAACAAACTAACAGCACTAACGATGACTGCAGCTAACACTTCAGTATACCCAGGAGCTTCATCTAACGGTGTGTACAATATCATCCTAACTGGCGGATCAATTAATATGTCTAATAACATCACGTTCCTTACACCAGAAACACTAGGATCGGTTAATGAACCTATTGGACACATTACAGGTAACAAGACTATTGGTGGTAACATGACATGTTATGTAAATAGTGGAACAGCAGGAGACTCTGGTAGCCTGTTTGACGCCATGACTTCAACTGCAGCTCTTGCAATCGTTACAAACAGCTTCGATCTAACCTTTATTCTAGGCGGATCAGGTAACACACCTCGTATGGAGGTTAACCTTCCTACGGCACACCTAGAGATTCCTACAATTGAAGCAGATGATGTTATTTCTGTAGACGTTACTTTCGCAGGTATTCCGTCAACTATTACATCTAATAACGAAGCAACGCTTACTTATGTAGGAGCCGCGTAAGGTCTTAAAAATTTAACTTGACAATAAATGTCAATAAAGATACACTAGTAGCATCAGAGTAACCCTCTGGTGCTATTTTTTTGAGCAAAATGAGTAAAATAAAGGAGTAATCATGAGCACATTGGGTGCCTATTTAACTAATAAACTTGAGACGTGGGCTGAAGTAGATGGAGTTTCTGGCTTTGAAGTAAAAGTCGCGTATCTGTCTAGAGAAGAACTAAATAAAATTAGAGCAGCTACGTCAACCACTAAATTCAACCGAGCGACACGACAACCAGAACAGGTAACAGATGACGAGCTTTTTGTGAAGGAATATGTAAAAGCTACTGTTCTTGACTGGAAAGGCTTAACACTTAAAGCAGCTAGCCAACTGATGCCAATGTCTTTTGACGATGAAGTAGACCTAACCACTGAAGTAGAGTTTTCTCCAGAAGACGCACAAATGCTTGTAGAACAGTCTACCATTTTTGACACCTGGCTAAATGATGTGGCATTAGACTTGTCTCGATTTCCAACAACAAAAGCGGGAAAAAAGCCACGAGCAGCTAAAAAAGTTTCTGCGGGATAGTGAACAATCTATAGATAAAGAAAAATATCTAAGGATTATGAAGGAAATGGGCAAAGAGCCTGATCCTGAAAAAATGCCGCTAGGGTTTGAAGATATTGATGAAGAGAATCAGATCGCTTACTCCATATATACCAGCTTAGGTAACAGAATATACGGAGAGGTAGGATTTATAGGAAAAGACTATACCAACCTCCCCATTCTCATCGAAGTTTATGAAATAGAGGACAAGTTATACCTCTTAGAAAAACTTAGCATTATGGATGACTTTTTCGTAGATAAGAGTCAAAAACAAATTAAAAAGATGCACGATGACGCGAAGAGAAAACGATGAAAATAAACCTAAAAGCCGTATTAGAGTTAGGCACAAAGGGAGTAGCAAAAGCTGTAAAGCAAACTAAACAGATTAGTGATAATCTGACTACTGCCGCTGGTAACTTTAATTCACAAATGAATACCTCGTCAACGGGGCGTGGAGCTATTGATAGACAGTCTACACAGGCTGGATACCGAGGGCAACGCTCTGTTACAGGTGCTCGTGCGGCTTCAGGGCGTAACTTTTCAGGATTAGCAGGCATTGCTGCAGGAGCGGGTGGGGCAGGTGATGGTCTCGACGGATCACTAGTTGGAGCATATGCCTCTTTAGCTGCTAACGTGTTTGCTGTTACAGCAGCTTTCCAAGCACTATCGGATGCTGCTAAAGTAGAGCAGCTTACTCAGGGTCTAGAACTTATGGGCGCTAGAGGTGGTGTTGCACTAAAAGCAACTGCTAGAAGTCTACGAGAAGTTACAGACAACGCTATTTCAGTTGCAGATTCATTCCGAGCTGTAGCACAAGCCTCTTCAGCGGGCCTGGGATCAGAAGAGATTGCTAGGCTTGGTGCAGTTGCACGTGGTGCATCTCTTGCCTTAGGTAGAGATGCATCAGAGGCTATGGATCGTCTAACACGTGGTGCTATTAAGCTAGAACCTGAACTTCTTGACGAACTTGGTATTATGGTTCGCCTTGACGAGGCTGTACGTGAGTATGCCCGTGAACAAGGTAAAGCAGCTTCTTCACTATCTCTTACGGAGCGTAGACAAGCATTCCTAAACGCTGTTCTAGCTGAGGGTGAAAGTAAGTTTGGTGAAATTAGTGAGCAAATTGAAGCTAACCCCTATGATAAGCTATCTGCATCTGTTCGAGACGCAGGCACAGCATTCTTTACTTTCCTAAACAACATATTAAAGCCTATAGTAGAACTATTTGCTAGTAACCCGTTTGCATTAGCCATTCCGGGAATTTTTCTGCTGTCTAAAGCACTAGGAGGGTTAGGTGTAGATCTAGGAAGACTAGGTGTAAATGTTGATGACACTATTATCGACATGATAGGAAGTCTTCGCGCAGGAGCGTCTGAAGTTCTTGGTGAGGATAACTTTATCTTTGATAAAACCTATGCAAATACACTAGACGGGTTAAAGGAGTCTTACACGGACCTCGCAAACCAATTACCGCCATTACAAAAAAGAACAGTTCTTTATAACAAAAGATTGGCTGTTATGGATGCTCGTATGAGGCTACTTCGTGCAAGTATTGGTAGAGTAATTGGTGTTATGATTAACTTAGCCAAACAAATGCTACCAATGATTGCAATGATGGCAGCATTTTGGGTTGGTGGGAAGATACTGGAAGGTCTAAACGCTATGTGGATGTCTTTTAAGGGCATTAACAAAGCTGTAGTCGAAGCTAGAAAAAATATGAGAGAGCTTGCAGAGTCTGCACTACAAACATTTCAGTCAACAGAAAGTTTAAGTGATCCTGCTGCTTTTGATGCTCGTATTAACTCTTTAAAAGAGTTACAAGAGGGTAATAGAAAACTAATTGAGGCTTATAAAGGTCAAACAAAAGAGCAAGAAAAAATTGATAAAACACTAGACCTTACTATTAAAAGAACAACACTTCTAGGTCAAGAATATGATAAAAACCTTGATAGAATATTATTAGAGAATAATATCAGTGTTAAAAATAGAGATATTTATGCGGCACAGCTTGCTCTATTAAGTGAGCTTGATAAACAAAGAGCATTATCTATTTTAAATCAAATTGATCTTCTTGAAAACGAAGAAGAAACAGCCATACTTCTAGAAAAAGAACTTAGTTTCCTAGAAGATATTACTGGAACATTTAAAAATATTAATAGCCAAGCTTCAGAACTTAAAAAGAACATGACGGAAATTATTCCTCGTGCCTTTGAAAACAGCGTCACCAAAACACTAGATGGTGTAATTGCAGTTAGTAATGAAATAGCAAGCTTGCCTGGACCTGAAGATTCAGTTAGTAACGAAGCACTAGGTTCTCAGTTAAGGTCGCTAGGACGTGAGCAGTTCAACCAACAAAGAGCAATTCTTAACTCTAGAAAAGAAGGTAATCTAATTTTAAGTAACACTGCTCGTATATTAGAAGAAATCTGGCAAGTAGAAAAAGATATTGAAGAACTACAAGAAAAAGGAACTTTCTGGTCAGCACTACGGGCTAAGGCTGCAGAAATGCGTCTGGATAAGCTAGAAGAAGAAGCTGGTATTATGGCTAAAACTGACGCAGCAAGTGTAAAAGCTGCTGCTGAGGAACTAAGACTTTCATTTCAAAGTGTGGCTGCAACAGAAAAAAATCTTGCACTAGAGCTTAGTCTGTTAAACGCTAGAAACAAAAATGTTGACGCCCAAGGTAAACTAGTGGACCTACAACAACAAGGTATACAAAAAGCTATAGGCGGTAGTGGTTCAGAAGCTGGATTAGTAAATAGTTTAGCTAGTGAAAATAGAGACCTGCGCGTAAACATTAACACCAGGGATAGAAGAAAAAGCCTAATTGATGCAGAAGTTGCACAACAAACCCTGCTGTTAGAGGTACAAAGAGACCTAGTTGCAGAGCAAAGAATGCAAGCAATAAATGCAGGGGATGATGCTGCTATTAAATCACTTACGATACAGTATGATGCCTTTAGGAGAAACATTGAGCTAATTAGAGAAGAGGCCAACCTTAAAAAAGACGCAATTGATCTTGAAATTAGAACATCTGAAATTAAAGTACAAAATTTTAGAAATGAATTAGATGCACTAGCTAACGGTAATGATGCTAGAAGAGAGGCACTAAAGCAATCTCAACAGTTGCTAAATGCCGAAAAACAGTTAATTGCTAGCAAGAAAACTATTGCAGAGCTAGAAGCTACTGGCAATAGCTTAACGCTCCAAAGAGCAGTAGGTCCAAGAGGGTTTACACAAGCTCAGCAAAATACACAGGCTAGAGAAGCTATTAATCGTCAAATAGACAATCTTAAGAATGAAAAAGATTTCTTACTACAAGAGCACCAGTTTAAGCTGGAAAACTTGAAACTAGAAAAGGATATCAGAGACGCAGAATTAACTGCTCTTATGAATGATCCTAGATTAGCAGGAGAGGCAAATGTTCTAGCCAACTTAACAACAATCCAAACTAGAGCAAACGAAGCTTACGTTGCAAATGCTTCTATTATAAAACAAAACCTTGAACAAGAGAGAAAAATCTTAAATCTAAAGGAAGAGAACGCTAGGAAAGAAAAAGCACTTATTCCTGATTCTTTACAAGGTAGAGCACGTCAAATTACTGGTCAAATCTCAAGTAGACAAATTAATAGTCTTGGGCTAAGTGGTGCCGCACTAGAATTCTTTGAAGACGAAATCAGAAATGGTGGAGCAGCAAAAGAAGTTAGAAAAGCCGCAGAAGCAATTCAAGAAGCTACACTACAAGCTGAAGGTTTTAATGGTATTCTTGGAAGTATTGAAACCGGCATGACCGACGCCTTCGCAGGCATCATTGACGGTTCGATGACAGCAAAAGAGGCTTTTGCAAGTATGGCTAATGCTATTCTTGGTCAAATTGCTCAAATGATTGCCCAAATGATTGCGTTTAAGCTCATTCAATCTAGTATTGGTGGCTTTATTCCTGGTTTTGCTAATGGAGGAATTATTCCAATGGCACAGGGAGGAATTACTAATAGAGGAGTACAAGGAGTCGTTTCTAAGCCAACATTCCTAGTTGGAGAGGGACGATATAATGAAGCGGTTGTTCCACTACCTAATGGAAACGCAATTCCTGTTCAAATGCATGGAGGAAACTCTAGTAACAACATGAACAACGTAACAGTAAATGTAAACGTTGAAAATGGAACAGCCTCTAGTGAAGGACAAGGTGATAAAGCGCAAAAGCTAGGACAGATGATTTCTAGTGCAGTTCAAAAAGAGCTAATGGCACAGAAGCAGCCAGGTGGACTGCTAAGTAAGTATGGATAATGATAGCAGGATTTACAATAAATGGATCAGTTTATCCAGCACAGTCTGGGACTACGATTAATTTTGACCGTAACGTCAGAATTCAAAATGTTATTCCAAAACGTGTAAGTAAATTTGGGGATGGTTATAAAAGCCATCTCCCTATCGGTTCAAGCAAAAGACGTATAGACGTATCGTTTACTAATAGAAGCAATGGAAATATTATAGAAACATATTTCGAATTATTAAACGGAGCTAGCTTTGATATTACTTTAAGAGGAGAAACAGTAACTGTTGTTTGCGCACAGTGGCAAAAAACTTACCCTCAGGAAGGTATACACACTATAACAGCTACGCTACAGGAGTACTATGATTAGTTTTACTATACCAGCAGGAACATATGAGGGTAGAACAGTTAGCGAAACTGTTGTGAAGTTTGACCGTGGTTTAAATGAGAACATCGAAGTAAGACTACATGCTAGCTCTATAGGAGATTGGCCACGCCAAGAGCAAGTAGCCGATGGAATTAATACTAGAGAAATTACGGTAAATGGAACAATTAAAGTTCGTAATGAAAGCGATCACCTTGACATTGAGTATTACCTAAGGTCTCTTAAGGGTGCAACACCAATTACTGTTACTTATCCTGACGCGAGTACTAAAGACTTAGTTGTCAATAGTTGGGATGTAACTTATCTCAACTCTTTATATTCTAACCTTAGACTAACTATGGAGGTTGTGTACTAATGCTATTAGATATTAATAAACAGCGAGTAGCATATGATTATATTGAGTTATATGAAGTACAAACAGGAACTTCTACATATAGTTATTTTACTAACTATGAGTCAAATTTGTGGTTTGCAGATAGAAACTCTCCGTACACACGACGCGAATACGTAGCGTTACCTATTGAATTTAGTGGATTTGAACAACAAGCAGAAGGCGCTTATGCAAGACCACAAGTAACTTTTAGTAACGTTCTAAGAACATTACCAGGAATTTTAACAACAAATGATGCCTTAATAGGTAATAAAATCACTAGACGAAGAACAATAAGTAAGCACTTACCTGTACAATCTTCAGGAACAGGGCCTGCTCCAACAGAATTACCTCAACAAGTATTTTACTTTGACAGAGTAGTAGAAGAGAACGCAGTTATAGTAACATTTGAATTAACTACTGCTTTTGACTTACAAAATGTCAGAGTACCCAATCGTTACATCCTAGCCAATGTGTGTACTTGGCTCTACCAAGGCGCCGCCGACGATTTATCTTCCGGCGAGCCACTTGGGGGGTGTAGTTGGAGAGAAGATAATATTTTAAATGGAGATTCTTCTTTACCATTCTACTTTGACATTGCAGATAGAGTATTACTAAATAACAGCAATGCAGGTAGTGCAACGACAATGCCTGGTTCTGGAACACTTACAGCAAACCATTTGTACAGTAAATCAATAACTCTAAACTATACAGATGAAAGCGGAACAAATAACACTAGTGAGTATTTTCAGGCGCTTGGAGCCTTAGCGGCCAACCCTTTTAACTCTGCCAACTTTAGAAGAGTTAGAGTGTACACCACTTGGAATAGCGGTACAAGCTATAAAACATATAAAGAAGGAAGGGTGTATAACCCGTGTGTACTATACGATGAAAAGATATGGGTAGCTATACAGGATAATACCAATGTGACACCAGGAACAGATGATACAGTATGGGAACGGATTGATGTGTGCGGCAAGCGACTTTCTAGTTGTGCATCCCGTTTTAGCGGTGTAAAATTCACCGGCCAATCAGGAGTTACTATACCATCAGCAACCACAGAAAACAGAGAGGCAGTATTACCCTATGGTGGATTTCCAGCCGCAAAGCGATATAATAGATAAATGTATAGTTTGGCTTATGAACCAAACCCAAGAAGAAGAGCCTGTAGCAGCAATTCTTGTTAGAAAAGGAAAGGCCCAGCTCGTACCTTTAAAAAACCACTCCGATGACCCAGTTAATTACTTTGTTTTAGGAGAGGATTTCGCTCAATTACAGTTAAAAGGAGAAATAACATATGTTATTCATGGACATCATAATAATTCTGTCCCTAGTGAGTACGATATTGCTTCCTGCAATAGTTGTAACATCCCATATATTATTTTTAACAGGAATGATTACAGCTACAACGTGGTCAAGCCTAGTAATTATAGATTATTATCTGGGGTAAGCTATGAATTTGGTGTCAATGATTGCTTTGAATCAGCAAGAAATTGGTACCTTATGCACGGAGTGCCAATACCCAAAAGAGGGGACTGGATAGATGACTGGTGGCTAGAGGGCCATGATTATATAAAAGATTTAGATAAAGTCTGGCCCTTTACCCCTTCCAACGGACTCGAATACGGAACACTAGTCACTTTCGCAGTAGAGTCAGATATAGAAAACCATCTAGGAATTTACTTAGATAACGACATATTTTTTCACCACGCAGTACATAGATTGTCATGCAAAGAAAACCTATACCCCTTTTGGGGAAAGTTTATAAGGAACACTTACAAATATGAAAGAGGTAATATTAAACGGATTCCTTGGTGAGAAATATGGCACTAAATGGAATATTAAAGCAAACAGAATTGGCGACGTATTTGCTTGTATAGAGTGTAACTATCCTGACTTTAGAAAGGATATGATTGACTTCGCAGAATCTGGTGGAGATGTTTCCGTTATGTACGGAGATAAGTATGTAGAAGATCCAGATGAGTTTATGTATAGTATTGGACCTGATACAATTGTTATTACACCACTACCAGCAGGTGCTAAAGGCGGCGGAGCAAAACTTATACTTGCAGGCCTTATTGCCGCATCGTTCTTTTTACCGGGTTCTACAGCACTACTAGCCACTTCTGGTAGCTTTATGGGAGCAACTGCCGGTGGATCAGCGGCAGCGGGTTTAGCATTTGGAGGAACACTTAACTTAGCGGGTCTAGCACTAGCCGGTATTGCAACAAACCTGGCCATTACAGGCCTACAACAGATCATGGCCCCTGACCCAAGTGTTGATGATATCGGAGCTAATGATGACTATTTGTTTGATGGAGCAGAAAACACTATTGCTCAAAACAACATTGTGCCAGTTCTTTTTGGTGAAATGATTGTAGGAGGAGTTTTAATTAGTACAGCAACAGTTGCAGGAACAGTAACACAACCAACTTATGCTCCTACTTGGGGACTAGCCTCGGCATCAGGCGGAGACAGAACAGGGGGAAGTGTTAGCTCATCTAACACAGTATTCCCAACATCAGAAATTTACACCTCGTACGCATTCGAGAGGAGATTTGTAGGATAAAAAATGTCAGTAACAGGAAGTAACAACTCAACAGGTATTGTCTTTGATTTAATTAGTGAAGGACCAATTTCGTTAGTGAATGGTCTAAACTCTATTTATTTCAATAGAACTCCTCTTGCCAATGCGTCAGCTTCTGTACCAAGCATGAATTCTTATTTGCGTGGTACTGTCAATTCGGCAGGTACGATCATTACACTTAACCAGAGGTTAAACAGAAATAATTCGGGAATGGCTTTGCAACAAAGTGGCTCTTCAAGTAACCAGATACTAGTACACGGCGGCGAGGATGAGGCAACTATCACAAATATTGCTGCTGTTTCTGGCTCTGATGAGTCAACTGTAACAGTTAGTTCTAGCTTTTTCACTTCTGCGATGCTAACGCCTGACGGTGTAGGAGTACTCGCAGAGAAAATTAGGATTGTTGGCTACGGGCCAGGTGGAGAGGAATACATAGGCCGCGTAACTGAAGTTACAAGTGGTACAGTTGCAAAAGTAACACCTAAAATTACGAAGGCTCTTACGGGATCTCCCAAGATTACATATGACTTTCTTACAACGGGGACAGTTACTGTATATAGTTCATCATTTATAACAGTTACTTCTGCAACACTAGCTTCTGCAATCCCAAATACTGCAAAAAGGAACATAACTACGTATGTAACAATGCAGGGAGCTACTGAACCCGGACTAACGGCCAATAGCGATGATCTAAACTTTGATGGTGTTAAGGTAGCTTTTAAACCTGGCTCAGCGTCTCAGACGCCACAATCGTCTGTTCCATCTATCTCTTCAGCGACTAACTCTACGAAGATTGGCACAACGATTAAGCAACACACAGACTACTTTGGCGCAAACACGAAATTAAATAACTTTTGGGGTAAGTATAAACTTGAGTATCCTGACGGATCGACTGGAGGTGGGGAAGTAACTATTAATGCTGCCGACGTTTCTCAAGGTGATGACTCAGCTATTGATGAACTTATTTTAACTATTAGCTTCCCTTCTGGTTTATACAGTGCTGGTGATTTTGGTAACGATGTTTATAAAGAACGTTATGGAGCTATATTTCAAGTATTCTTTGATTACAAGGTTGGAACTGGCTCTTTTAAGACTGTACAAATGTATGGGCCAACAACAGCACAAATTAATGCTGCTAGCATAATTGTAGCGGCAAATACTGGTACGTTTAGGAAAAACGGACCTAGAGTTAGCGGAGAGCTTAGGTCAAACAGCCAAAATGCAATTGATTTTGATTTAAGATGGTCTATAGAACAGTTTAAACCTTTTACAGACTGGCGCATACGTGTAAAAAAGATTACTCCAGATCGCTTGATTTATCGCGGCGGACAACAAAATTACATTGCAGATAGTGTTGTAAAACAAGTAGTTACTGTTATTAATGATAAACTATCTTACCCACATAGTGCATATGCAGCACTTTCATTTCCGTCACAGCAGCTTAATGGTGAATTCCCGGACAGGGCTTATCACTGTTATGGTGTAGAAGTAGATATCCCTACAAATTATGTTACTAGGGAAGAAGCCGAGGATGGAGTGGCAGCATATACTAGAAACGTTTCCACTGGTGCTGTTGAAAGTACATATCAAGTTTGGGATGGCAACTTTGTAAGGGGCTATACCAATAACCCGGTCTGGATATTCAGAGAGATACTTCTGAATAAACGCTGGGGCCTGGGGCACTGGCTTAGCGCAGAGAATATCAATGATTACTCCCTATATTCTATTGCTCGATACTGTGATGAGTTGGTGCCCGATGGCAACGGTGGAACTGAACCAAGATTTACTGGAGCAGCCTATCTAACAAAAGCAACAGAAGCATATAAGGTTATCAAAGACTTTGCTTCAACAATGCTAGCTATTCCATACTGGGTAGACGGACAAATTATCTTGGAAGGGGATAGACGCGGAGAGCCAGTATATACGTTTACTAAAGGCAATATTATTGATGGGATATTTAGTTATGAAGGTACTGGTAATAAAAGCCGACCTAATCAAATTGTAGTTCGATTTAATGATAAAGATAACTTCTATGATGAAGATATTGAACTAGTTGACGATATACAAGATATGGTTGTTAATAATAGGGTTTTCTCAGAAGAGGTTGTAGCTTTTGGAGCAACTACTAGAGGCCAAGCAATTCGCTATGGTAAGTGGAAGCTTTTAACGTCTAAGCTTCAAAAAGAGATTGTTTCTTTTAGAACTGGTGAGAATGGTAGTTTCTTAAAGCCGGGAAGTATTATTGCAATTCAAGATGCAGACAGAACAGCAGTTCGTTATTCTGGGCGTGTTCAAAGCGCTAGTACTACAACTATTGCTTTGGATGCAAATGTAACACTAGCCGCTGGACAAGATCATACTATGTATATTCAAATGGATGGACCAGCAACTTATCTTGCACAAGAGTCCGCAACTATAAGTGCAGTTGATTATACACTAGGGGATATTATTCCCGGCGTGGTAACTGAAGAAGCCGCAGAAGTTTTGACTGATGATAGTGGAGACCCTGTCGTAGTACAATTCTCCCCAGATATGCACCTAGAAAAGCGTCCAATTACTAATAGCTTACCTTACACAGGCAGTGTAATTACTGTCTCAGCTTTTAGCTCAACTCCAGAAGCAGATTTTGTTTGGGCTATCACTAGTGAAATTGATGGGGAGCTGGTAGGTGGATCAGCTAAGAACTATAAAATACTGGGTATTAGAGAAGAGTCTCCAGGTGTTTATGGTATTAGTGCGGCAGAACATGTTAACTCTAAGTTTGATATACTTGATGAAGAGTTTTTATCTGCTGCTCCTCGTAATGTTGATCGTTATGTGGACTTACCTCCTGTAGAGAATTTTAGAGTAGTTAAGAAAAACTCGTATGCTACAGATAACGTTGTTAATCCGAAAATAACACTGGCAACAGCTTGGTCAAGACCCACTCAAACAGGATCACAATATTATGAAGATATTGCAGAGTATGAGCTATTACACATTGATCCAGACGGAGATATAACAGTTGTTAATGTCCCAGAAGACAGAACATGGTATAACTTTAGTTCAACAGAGACAGGGGACCACTTGTTTAAAATTAGCGCAATTGGAAGTGGCGGTTCTAGATCAAAACCTGTAGAGGCATCAATATTTATTGGAAACATAAATGGTGCGCCAGTAATTCAAAAGAATGGATTACCTCAAGGAGGCGTATTCGATACACCTATCAGAGTAGCAGCTACATCTGCTACAGGCCCTACAGAGGTTATTGTTCCTTCAGAGTATACATATAGGTTACCAGGAGGAAAGAAAATTACAGTTAGTGGTACAGCACCCGCTGATCCTGTTGATGGGTCACTATGGTATGATACTGGTAACACACAGCTCAAAGAATGGGCAAGCCAGGACACTGGCGGAGTATGGGAAGTAGTGACATAAATGGCATATAATACAAACCTTTCATTAACAAATATAGCAAACAACCTATCTGGAACAGAGGGATATGCATATCTAGCATATGACGTTACCCACGGTTTTAGGTTACTTGTACCTGTTGTTAATGATAATGTCACTTTCTTTAGGGATATTGACATTACTGATAGCGGTAGTGATGGTGTAGTTGATAGCGCTAACGCAACTGTTGTTGTACGGGGCAATACTTTATACAAGAAAACAGGAACTATTCCGACTGACAGAAGTATATTCTTAGTTGGTACAAATTGGGTAACTGTTGATAGCTATGTAGATGCTGATACAATTGCTGTAGATAGAAATATTAGTGACATAACAATTACTAATGTTACCGAAGCATCTACAGCCGTGTTCACGACCGATGAAGACCACGGATTTTCAGTTAATGATCCAGTAGAGATAGTGTCGACTTGGAACCCAGATGGACAAGCATACCCTAGAGGAGACGGAACTGCTGATAGTGGTATTGAGGCAAACACTACTTATTATATTGGTACTGTTCCTACAAGCGATACTTTTACTCTTTCCTCAACAACAAGTAATGCTAACCCAATTGAGGTAACAGCAGCTGGTAGCGCACGATTGAAAGTGGCGCCAGTATATGACCTATTTGGACTATTGTATGTAAGTGATGTAGAAAATGCTGCTATTGTTGGTAAGATTAATAAAAATGGGAGTGATTACACTTTTGAACAATATTATAGTGTACATAACCAAGATAACCTACCAATTCGTATTGTAACATCTTTACCTGTAGCAGGTACGTTTATTGGGGAAACTGTATTATTAAGCACCGATAATCGTATATATGTTTGGGACAATACTAACTGGGTTTCTACAGATTCTTATACTGTTATACTAACAAACGACTCTCATGTTCTTCCTAGAACAGCAGGAGGCTCTGTTACTTATAACGGGTCAGGAACGACTATTTCTGTATTTAAGGGAACAACGCAATTAGATAGTGTTGCTGCTACACCCGGATTAGGTGAATTTACAGTAACCCCTACAGGAACAAATATTACACCAGGTGCAGTAAATGTAACCGGTACTCCTGCCGTAATAGCAGACCACAATACAGCATTAGCAAGCCCTTCTTCAGTTTCTTATGAGCTTGATGTAGAGGGTCTACTAACAATTACTAGAGTTCAGTCATTGAGCTGGGCTACTGAAGGAGCAGACGGAGCTGCTGGTGCCACAGGGCCTACTGGTGCTGCTGGGCCTACTGGTGCTGCTGGGCCTCT